CATATTGAGTATATAATATTTTTTAAAAAGTCTATGAAATTATACTGTACCGAATGTTTCGCTAAAACAGAATATAAATTTTCTAAGCCAAAATTTTGCCCGGAGTGTGGTGCTAAGGTTGGGTCTATCAGTGCTTCTGTTTCGAGTTCAAATGTAAAAACAAATCCTATAGCTGAGACTGATAATAAAAGCTTGGCTAAAATAAAAGAATTAGAGCTTGAGCTTGAAAAAATAAAAGTATCTTCGCAATTAGGGCGAAAAAATAATCAAAAATACATTGACGAGTATTTTGAAGATGAATACGAAGAAGAGGAGTCTCAAGACTATTTAGCGACGCAGAGGCATATTAATAATTTTAAAAGAAGCAAAAATAAATCCGGAGTAGTGATCGAAGCAAATCAAGAGTCTAGCGGCGTGACTTTTGGTCAAATTATCGAGAATGCATCTAGAAATCCATCTTCTACGTCTAGTGATTTTAAATTAGCAGCTTCTGTTCCAAGTAAAGCAGACCAAGAAAATATTTTAAAACAGTTAAAAGCCGAGGCTTCTAGTCAGGCAAGGGTGATAGAAATAGACTGAAAATATGCCAATAGACGAAGAGAGCTTTAAAAGCGAAAAGCCTAATTTTGAAAATTGTCTCTTCATTATAAATGAAGAACTTTTAAAAAGAAAAGGAAAATGGAGATTGACTGCAATAGCTTGGATGGATTTTGACGACGTATGTCAAAAAATTAGACTCCATATATTTAATAAATGGGATCAATGGGACAATTCAAGACCTATAAGACCCTGGTTGAATACAATTATCACAAATCAAATTACTAATCTGATTAGGAACAACTATTCGTCTTTTTCAAAACCATGCTCTCAATGTAAATATAATCTTGGCGGAAATTTATGCGAGATATACGGGACTCAAAATAATTCATGCGCAATATATTCAAAATGGGAATCGTGTAAAAAAAATGCATACGATATAAAGATGCCTGTAAGTATTCATGAAAATCTTTACGATAATAACGAAGCTCATGGATCGCAATCTGCTATGGATATTCCAGATTCTGATGGATATATAGACTACGATTCAAAAATTGGAGCATTTCATACAAAGATAAAAGAAAAGTTGTCTGTTGTAGAGTGGAAAGTTTATAATTATTTATATATAGAGAATAAAAACGAAATAGAAACAGCTCAGGCAATGGGTTATAAAACCAGTGAAAAAAATAGATCTCCTGGATATAAGCAAATAAAGAAAATAAAAAATAAGATTTACAAAATAGCTAAAACTTTAATTTACGATATATCATGACCGGAAATGAAGAAGACAATTTGAAGCTAACTCCGGAGCAGGAACTCATAGTTAGAGAAGCTTTTCAAAACGGAGCTACTCCAAATCTTTCCGAACTAACTAGAAAGGTTTTCAATAATAACTCTATAGACGGCAGAAGCAAAGAGGGTCGAGCTATCAAAGAGTATATTTCACAATTTCAAATTGGAAAAGTAAGAGTTAATGTAATTAAAAAAATGGAGCCATATGCTCTTTCCGAAGAGCAAAAAGAGAGAATTAAATCAGAATACAGAAATGACGGATTTACTACTCTTATATTTACAAGAAATCTATTCAATGACCATTCAATTAGCGCTTTGCATTTACAGCATCGTGCCGTAAGCGACTACGTCAAATTATTGCAAGATCAAGATGATAAAAAAAGCTTGAGAATCAGCGATTCTGGGGAATTCGAGACAATTAATTACGAGCCATCTTCTAATTTTAGAAGGGGCGAGACGCCAGCAGAGCAATATAGACCGCCTGCAAATATTGTACAAGTTATCGCGAGAATAAATAAGTATTTAAACTATGGCTGGAAAGAGGAAAACTTAAAACGCGCACAAATTAAGTGCGTAGAATCTTTATTTACTTATCTCAAAATATTTAGGTTTCTTTATCAAATAAATAACTACTCAAGACAAGAAGACAGAGAGCTTTTCGAGGATGCTTTTATAAGATATACTCACGACAAAGACGACTTAACTCAAGAAGAGATAGATCAGTTTATTACTTTGTCAAATGAAGTTGTTATCGCTGCAGACATTCAAAGAAGAATTGAATATTTAAGAATGTCACTTGATGATATGGCTTCTGAATCAGACGGCAGAAAAATAAGCATGAGCCTGAATGAGGCTATTAATAACGCGCAAACGGAATATAATCAATGTATTTCTAGGCAAGATAAATTATATAAAAGTCTAACTGTTAACAGGTCAAAGAGAATAGAAGAAAAGCGGAATGAAAACGCTTCTATTCTAAATCTTGTTTATGCCTGGAAGCAAGAAGAAAATAGGGAGCGAATGATCGCGCTGGCTGAAAGACAAAGGGAAGCGCTGAAAGAAGAAGTCGAAAAGCTTTCGTCAGTTGATGAATTTAAAGCGATAATTCGAGGCATCGATCCTAAAGAGATATTCAACACTTGATTTATATGGAGTTTTCTTGTAAAGAAAAAAATTGTTTATTTTCTTCTTTGGAGAAAGAAGAATTTATTAAGCATATAAAAAATGATCACAAAATAAAAATAGATCAATATCTGAAATGGAATTTAAATAAGAGAGATTTGCTGACTAAGGAGATAATTGATTTCAAGAGTTTTGAACAATATCTATTAACAGATTTTGTAAATAAAAAAAACATGCTAGCGTGGTTAAAGCTTGAAAAAGATGGGCTAGCTAAAAAATTCTTATTGAATAAAATTATAGATCATTCGAAATTAAAAAGTGTATGCTATTTTCCTTCGTCGTCAGAGATGAGAACCGTATCTTATTTTCCGTCTATTAAGACTTATGAATTTTTCTTTCCGGATCTAGATGGTTTTATTAAATCTACGGGATTAAAAAGTCGTTACTTATATGATAAAAATGAATTAAATTTTAATTTTATTTTTCAAAAAAACATAACTGTAGACACGAGAGAGCAGAAGCCTATAAAGCTTAAAGATTACCAAATAACAAATGAAAAACTTGAGTTTGGTGATTATTCTTGCGACAAATTACTAGCCGTTGAAAGAAAGTCCTTAAATGATCTAGTCTCTACTTTGTCTTCCGGATTTGACAGGTTTAATAGAGAAGTTGCTAGGGCTAAAGAAGCAAATGGTTATATTGTAGTAGTTACTGAATGCGATATTAATAAATTTTTATCTTTTTCTTATTCTAGAACAGGAAGATTCGCAAAAGCTTCGACAGATTTTGTTTTTCATAGATTTAGAGAAGTATGCAAGAACTTTCCAGAAAACATACAGTTTTGTTTTTCCGGCGGAAGAAAAGAATCTTCGGAACTCATACCTAAAATCCTGGCTTTAGACGTGGCTCAGGCTAAAACTTTTGATTTTCAATATTTAATTGATCATAATCTTATCTAATTATGTGGGAAGTAGGAAATCAAGATATAATTATTCCTGATCGGCATTTTAACGAAGAGTTGAAAGAAATGCGCGGAGAAATGGACGACGCTACCGCTAGAATAACATTGGCAAAGTTTTTAAAATCAAATATTGGTCTAACTACCGAATTGTTTTTAGGAATTAAGTTAGAAAAATATCAAGAACTTAACATCAAAGCCATGTTTAATAGGAACTTTTCTATGCTCACATGGGGAAGAGGTGCTTCAAAGAGTTTTTGCGCCGCAGTATTTTGCATACTTCAATGTATTTTCGAACCAGGGACTAAAATATTAATCGCATCCGCTAATTTCAGAACGTCTCGCCGACTGTTTATGGAGATAGATAAAATGTTAAATGCTAAAGATGCAGGGTTAGCTAAGCAGTGTTTTAAAGATCCTATTAAGAGGAATGATGAATATGTTTATCCGGTAGAACTTCCAACAGGCGGATCAATAACGGCAATTCCGCTTGGCGGTGAAAATACTAGAGGTTATCGCGCTTCTGTTTTGATAATTGACGAATTTTTATTAATGCCTAAAGACATTGTAGAAAGAGTTTTAATGCCATTTATGAGTTCTCCGCTTGACGTCGCTGAGAGAATCAGAGTTAGAGAAGTCGAAGACCAAATGATAAAGGCTGGCAGAATGCAAGAAAAAGACAGAACTGTTTTCAAAAACGTAAATAAAATGATAACTCTTAGCTCTGCTAGTTATACTTTTGAATATCTTTTTGAGCTTTATTCTATTTGGTCTGATATTATTAGGGATCCTAATTTGCTTAATGATTCTGAAAAAGTAGGAGAAGACAGAATGGAAGCTATGAAAAATTCTACCTATTTTGTTTCTCAAATGAGTTACGAATCCCTTCCTGAGCACATGATTGATCAGGGCGTTATTCAGCTGGCTAAAAGCGGCGGAATTAGTCATTCGGCTTTTCTTAGAGAGTATTGCGCTAGATTTGTAGATGGTGGAGATGGTTACTTTTCTCCCAAAAAAATGAACCTTTGTACGGTTCCAAACGGACAGTATCCAACTACTAAGATAGCTGGCGACAAAGACAAGAAGTATATTCTTGCAATTGATCCAAGCTTTAGCGCGTCAAAGAGTTCTGACTATTTTGCAATGGCTGTTATGGAACTAAATGAGGAGGACGGAACTTCTGTTTATGTTCATGGATATCAAAAAGCTGGAGCTAGCGTGCAGGATCATATAAAATATTTTTATTACCTATTAACTCATTTTAATATCAAAATGGTTATTATAGATAATGCCGGAGGCGACCAATTTATAGAAGCTGCTAATGGTTCTGCGATTTTCAAAGCCAAGGGCATGAAAGTTGGCTTTTTTGAATTTAATTCTGACAAAGAGGGCGAAGAATACCTTGACATGCTAAAGGAAGCTAAGTCTCAATACAATATTGATACTGGAACTATTTGCATAAAGCAATATTTTACTTCTTCATTTATAGGTAGAGCTAATAGTTATTTGCAAAGCTGTATTGACCACAAAAGGATTTGGTTTGCTAGCGCCTCATGTGCTCATCCAGATATTGTCAATCAAATGTTTTCATTGAATATACCAATAGACTATATTTATCCTAAGGGGATAGATGACGCGCCTGAAGACGCCGTAGAAAGAGCAAAGCTTGGCGTTAGGGATTTTATGGAGCAGCAAGATTTTATAATTAAAGATACAAAAGATCAGTGTGCTCTGATACAGGTCTCTTCTACGGCTCGCGGAACGCAAAGCTTTGACCTGCCCGCGCATTTAAGAAGATTAACAACGGCTAATAAGCCGAGAAAAGACAACTATTCTGCTTTAATGCTTGGCAATTGGGCTGTTAAGGTTTTTTTTGATTTAAATTCAGAAAAGGCTGAGAAGCCGCAGTACAATTTTACGCCCTTTTTTCTATAAAACGTGTAGAATTATCTAATAATATAATTATTAAATTATCTTATTGGTTTAAAAAGGAACAAAATTAATGCCTAAATCTAAAATAGAAAAAGACGAGTCGCCGAGTAAAGTTTCTACGTCTAGAGCTTCTAGAAAAAATGAAAAAGTAGAAATACCTGAAGCCCTTATGGCTTCTTTGGATGATAATTTGAGTATTTCTCTTGCCTCTACTTGTGAAAGAACAGGAGAGACTTCCATGAGAAGAAATATTTCCTCTTCGATTACTAAAACAGATAGATTTGCAAATTTAGAAAAGGGAGTAGTTCCTTTTATTTACGGCACTGGCAAAGGCAATTATGATTCAAATATTTCAGCAAAAGATACAATTGTCTTATGTCAAAAAGCATATTGGAATGTACCAATTTTTAGAAATACTATAGACTTAATGACCGAGTTTAGTCTGTCTGATATATATTTAACAGGCGGCAACGAGCAAAGTAGAAAGTTTTTTGATTTATGGCTGCAAAAGATAAGCGCGTGGGATTTACAGGATCAGTTTTATAGAGAATTTTATCGTAGCGGAAATATTTTTATCTACAAGTTTAGAGCAGAATTTGGAAGAGAAAATATGATGAAAATACAGGAAGCTTTTGGCGCGAAAACTTCTAGGGAAGATGCCTCGTCTGACTCTGCCATTCCAGTAAAGTACATCATTTTAAACCCAGCAGATATTAACATAGTCACTTCGTCTTCTTTTCTCGATAATGTTTATGTCAAAATTTTAAACGATTACGAAATTCAGGCTTTAATAAATCCAAAGAATGAATCGGACAGAAAAATAGCAGAAAAAATACCCGAAATAAAATCTATTCTTGATCAAAAAACTGCTTCTCGAAAAGCGGGAATTCCATCTGGTTTAAATAACGTGGGATTAGAATTAGCTAAAGATAGATTGGTTGCTATTTTTTATAAAAAGCAAAATTACGAACCTTTATCTGTCCCAATGGGCTTTGCGGTGCTGGAAGATATTAATTCAAAATTAGAACTTAAAAAAATAGATCAAGCAATTGCTAGGTCAGTGCAGCAAGCTGTTCTTATGATTACTATGGGAGATGAGAAGGTCGGAATGCCAAGTTCTCAAAATCTAGCATCAATGAGAAAGCTTTTTGAAAATCAAAGCGTTGGTAAAGTATTAGTAGCGGATTACACTACTAATGCTAAATTTGTAATTCCAGACATTGGTAACTTACTTGATCCTAAAAAATATGAAATATTAGATAATGATATTAGAATGGGGTTAAATAGTATTTTATTTGGCGAAGAAAAGTTTTCAAATACGTCAATAAAAGTAAAGGTATTTTTTGCTAGATTAAAATATGGAAGAGAAAAATTTTTGAGAGATTTTCTTATTCCAGAAATGAAGGAGGTCGGAAAAGCTCTTGGGTTCAAGCAAGTCCCAACTCCAAAACTTGAAGATATTGATTTTGAAGATAATGTTTTAATGAGTAGGGTTTATTCTAGACTTATAGAGCTTGGTGTTCTTACTCCGGAAGAAGGTTTTGATGTTTTCCAAAGCGGTAGACTTCCCACCTCTGAAGAAAGTATAGAATCTCAAAAAAAATACAAAGATTTAAAAGACAAGGGCTACTATCAGCCATTGATAGGAGGCGCTAAAGAAGGTGAAGGGGATACTGGAACTGGCGGAAACAAAAACCCAGCTGGAAATTCTGGTCGCCCAGCTGGAACAGGCGGCAACAAACAATTAGTTCCTAGAAAACAGGTTAAAGCTTCTGATTTAAAATTTAGTTACAATAAGCTAAAAAATGTGATTCATTCATTAACTGAATTGGAAAAAGAAATGGAATCCGCTTTGAAGGCAAAATTTAAAATAAAAAAATTAAATAAAGAGCAGCTTGATGTTGCTTCTGATTTGGTGATTTTGGTAGCGCAAAATGAAAATTTAGAAAACTGGAAATCCGCTTACAAAAAGTATCTAGATAATCCAATCGCAGAAAATTCAGAAATTTCAAATGAGATAGACGAATTAGCCGCTGTTCATGGCTTGGATTCTCGTTCAGCATGTATGCTTTACCACAGCAAGGAATAAAGTATGGCAATTAATAAAATTAAATTAAAACAAATAGACGCTGATTTTCCAGGCTTAGTTGGCGAGTACGGATCTGGATACTTTGCTACCACTGGTCAGCTTGCGTCTATTTCTGGATCCGCCTTAAAATTATCAGATTTAACCTCTTTACAGCCAGTTACTCAAACTGGAAATCAGAACATTTCGGGCGTAAAAAGTTTTTTTTCAAGACCTTTGCTAAGTGGAACCGGCATATTATCTAATAATCAGTCTGGATTGGCTATGCTGTCAGAAGTTGTTACTAGAAACGGAAGCGAAACAATAACTGGTCCGAAAATTTTTGACGCAGGCGGGGTTACTTTTACAAATTCAGATACTAATTTTCAATTTCAAAATATAAATTTTGAGAGCGTAGCGTTTACTTTTGATCAGGATTCTTCTGATGATTTTGCACTTAATTTTGCAAGCACATTTGTAAACGTAACAAATAACCAAGTTATTGGGGGATTGAAAAATTTTTCTAACGGAATTAGGGTAAACGGAACGGGAGTTTTATTGAGTGGGCAGCAGGTTTCTGCATCTTCTATCCTTGGTATTTCTATTTCCGGAACATCAGTATCGGGAGCTTCTATTTTCGGAAGTGGGATTTCTGGAACGTCAGTATCCGGCGCTTCTATTTTCGGAAATACTATAAGGACAAATTCTATTTCTGGAACGTCAGTATCCGGCGCTTCTATTTTCGGAAGTGGGATTTCTGGAACGTCAGTATCCGGCGCTTCTATTTTCGGAAATACTATAAGGACAAATTCTATTTCCGGAACGTCAGTATCAGGAGCTTTTGTAGTATCTAATGCTTTTTCCGGGTCTTCTTTAAATGCTAATTCTCCTGTAGCTTTAAATATTGGAACTTTGCTCAGTACAGATAATATAAATTTTCAATTTCCAGCAGGAACAACTGCTTATACACTTACTAATACTTTTTTTGCTCCTAATTCGGATAATACTAGGGCTTTGGGGCAAGCAAGTCCTCGCAGATGGAGCATTGTTTATGCTGGCACTGCTTCTATAAATACTTCAGACTTAAATTTAAAAACTGAAATATCTGAAATTCCCGATACATGGCTTGACGCTTGGCAAGAAGTTAATTATACAAGATATAAGTTCAAGGATGCTATTGCTCAAAAGGGCATATCTGGCGCTAGATGGCATATTGGACTTATTGCTCAAGACATTCATGAAAAATTCAAAAACCGTGGGTTAGACGCGCTTGAGATTGGAATGCTTTGTTATGATAAATGGGATTCTTATGCTGACCCAGACGGCAAGATAATTCCATCCGGTGAGATTTGGTCAATTAGACCAGACGAATGCCAATTTATGGAAATGGCTTTGATGAGAAGATCTTTAAATAGATTAAAGAGCGGGGTTTTAATTTAAAAGTGTAAATATAAGAATGAGAGCTTTGCTGTTATTCGTTTTTTGCTTATTTGTTTCTGCTTGTACTATATACACAGAAAAACAATCGCAATCTTTATCTAGAGCTGTATATGCAACTAGAGATTCGTTTGAAAAAGCTCGTATTGATTTAGCAACTTCTTATGCTTCTGAAGCCGCGCGTATAGTCAAGCCTCCAAAAAATAAAATTGAAATAAAGTCAGTTTATAAACCCGTAACTATACCCGTAATTGCCAGTTCTGCAAAATCAAAGACTCCGGTTTCCATTAATAAGCAGCGCGTTTTAGTTATACCAGATGAATATAAAAATGATACCGTTGTAGTTGTTAATTCCGATGAGTATCAGCAGCTGTTAAAGGATAAAGAGGTTTTTGAGCAATTAAAAAAAGACCATGAGCAGACTTTAAAATTTAAAAATGAAGTAGATGACGAGTTAGCTCGCCAAGAAGCTTACGCTAATAAAATGATACAAGATTTAAATCGCATGCAAAAGCAACTAGTTGAAAAAGATTTAGCTATTTTAAAAAGAAATATTATTATAGTTATACTACTGCTAAGCATTGGCGGAGCTACTTATCTTAGAATAAAAGGAATACTTTAACATGAAAGAAAAAACTAAAATACAATTATTTATTGAGAAAATTAATAATTTTACAAGCAAGTATCCAGCTCAATGCCTTTTTGGATTGGGCTTTATTTTTGGTTTTATATTTGGGTCTATTTTTTAAATATAGAAT